GTCCTCCATTTCCAAGCGGCCAATTCGGCCAAGTTCTCCTTCTTTTCGTCCTGGTCCAAGAGATCAGGGTCCACATACTCACAAGTGAGCGACAGACCATTCTCAATCTTGAGACTCGGAATTTTCTGGAGACTCGGCCCTTGCCGTAATCCGAACTTCTTTGTCGCCCTATAGGCCAAGGGACCTCGAAAGCCGAGATCCCAAGTTGTGAGTCCTAAAGGCCGAATTTTTCCTATGTTCCAGCTAAACCAGGCCATCGCCGCTCTATAACGGAGTGACCCCTTGAGCCCGGCAATAAAATCATCAAAACCCTTCGAGAGAGTATCATAAGACTCTGACTCCCGTAGCATTCCCATTCGGACAGTCGCAACCACACGATAGAAGGCGCCGTAGCGCCGACAAAGTGTGGAATTAAGCGAACCGAACTCCGGAGAAACGGACGTCTTCGTCTTTTCTACCTCCAATGAGAGTTGACCTACTGTGTCCATCCAGTGCGCACTGAAGTGCGGACCGGAACGAAACAGTATGTCATCACCATTGATCAGACATGGGAATTCTGAACAATCAATCCCAACCGAGTCGCCTGCATACAAGAAAGCGATTCTATTCTGCAGACAAAGCAGAGGGAAAGAAAGAAAAGACCCCATCATCTGACCTCTCGTCGGACAAAAATCTTCTATACCGTGCTCCAGGTTGAACAACGTGGGACGCAAGATCTTCATGGCGTACGCCTTCAGGGACCCCGGCACAGAGACCGTGGACCTGAGGAGTTCGTCAAGAATGGCCTCCGCAACCTCTATAGAAAGGTTGTCGGTGGCGCTCTTGTAATCCCCCGAAGTCAAAGTTTCACCAGAAACAAAAGAAAAACCAGCACGCTGTAGGACGTCAGTTGTAAAATCGCCACGACAAAGCCACTTCTCGCGCGATAACCTATCATAGATAGCTGCATGCAGCGGTCTAAGGTGAATCGCGTCCGCCGAGAATTTGCTCAAGGGACGAGGCTTGCCCGCGCTTTGTACGACAGTAAGACCCGAAGAAACGTCCAAAGGACGGGTTGCCCCGTCCAAACAGGTCGTCAGGAAATCTTGATGTCGAAAAGTCCCAGGCTTTCCACTCACCGAGTGGGGACCTGAAACAAAGCCATGGACACCGCCCGCTCCGCGGCGATTTTCCAAACAAGCTGACAAAGAAGGATCGCAGTTAAGCACACATGATTCGTACGAGCCGGAATCCCACCCGTGAGGGAACAGGTTCCGAACAACTCGACGCGCAAATGTGATGTAACCGCGAGGAAGGGAGGGAGGTGGAGACCGGAAATGGTTAGCGACGGATGAAAGCAAAGGGGCTTCCATACACCGGCATGAAGCCGGCTGTAGCTTCTTGATTGAATTCCATGCGAACTCTGCTTCACTGTCCACGGCAGGACAGTTCTGCAGATAGCACTTCGTTTCCCTACTAAGGTCGACACAATTATCCGAGATTGGCTCGAATTTCGGTGCCTCACTATTGTAGAGGTATTTCCAAGTAGCTACCGCTTTCCAAATTGTCTCACAGAGACGGGAACGGTAAGCTCGACAACG